ATATCAATAATTTTTTTTGGAGCATTGTTTTATAAATTCAAGGAGTAAACTATTTTATTTTATATCAATATACTATATAATGAGCTTTACACGTAATATGTATGATAAAACAAATACCAGACATTCAATAGCGGAATCTATGAAGTCGGGACATTATCAAATTGGTGGTCCAAAAGATTGTACATCATGTTTTCAATCTAATCCAGAAGTTAGAATGCAAACTGGTGGTGTTGAAAGATTTAGCGGTAAAACAGTTGATATTGAATCAAAACTTCACGGGATTATTCCATCATCAGGTAATTATAATCTTCAAAATCAATGTGATAATAGTGATGATCAATATTCTTGTGTGTATGGTGTAGGAAATAATTTTCCCAAGATAAATCAAATGCAAACTTGTTTTCTTCCCACTGAGGATACCAGGTTAAGCAACCCTGCCTCAAATTTAAGAGGTTCTGGTGTAAACAGATTTAATCCTCTTTGTTTAGATCCTCAAAAGGGTGTAATATTTGGAGCTCAATATGATGTACCAACAAGAATGATAGCAAAAGATACATTTAAACCATGTGTCCCAACACCCGCGGTAAATAATATGCTCCCTGTACAGAAAAAATTACCAGATTTCAGAACTGTTATGAATGCACCAGGATCATTTATAGGTGCATTATATAAGTATGATAAGTGTGGATAAGTCTTACCAAGTGTTGTTAGTCACACACGCTTACCAAGTGTTAACATATATTTAAAGTTAAATATTTTAAATATATAATTATAATTAAGACTATTAATTTAATCGTCGTAGAAGCCTCCGTTATCACTGAATCCACCCGCAAGGGCGTATCCAATGAAAAAATCACTGCTACCACTTTCGCATCCACCACACAAGCAGCAAATAAGTACCAACATCATCATAATACACCCGAGTATTGCCCCGATTTTATGTGCTATAATAGGGATGGCCCAACTACCATGGGGTTTAATGAAGACACGAAGTCGTCGTTGGCATTCTCCGACAGGGTCGTCATCAACAAAAGTCTTTTGAAGAAACTTATCATTCCATACCTTCGTTTGTACCATTGGTATCGCGAAAATGAATTCACCATGATACGAAAGTACCATTCTGTCATTTTTTCCTTGCCTACGCTCCATCTTTCGTTTTGGGTGAAGTTTCCAAGAGTTCACTCGTCCACTATCACCTTGAATTTGCCATTCACGTGGAAGATACTTTTTCCATGGACCATAACAGTATCTGACATCTTCATCAAGGTCTACGCATATGATGTCATCCCATTTGACTATGGTGCTTGCACCATGTATGGGAAGTGCACATCCTGGTGGAACAACACATTTGCCTTCTACGGGACATGTCGCCCAATCTAAACTTTCTACTGGAAATCCAGTAGCAATAAGAATCATTATTATTAAATTTTTCATTATATTATATATATATTATATATGGTATTACCAGTATCATTTTTTATAATCTATACTCTCTAACAAAAGAAAATTCCAAAAACGAACATCCAAAATAAGATTTTTAATACTTTCCCGATTGCTTTTTTGTTTTGATGACGTATAACAATTCCTTGTTGAATTTGTTGTAAAACAAAATTATCATACTGCACGCGTGTCCTTGGCCATTCGAGAAGAAGAGATTCACACTCTTTATTTTCTTTCACAATATAAAGCAGTTTCCCCTCCCAAATAATATTCTCGTTATCAATATTTGGACTAAAACTGAAAGAATTATCTCCCCTTTTCACAAACGTCCAACCTGATGCGATAGATATATTCTGATGTGAATATCCTTGTACCATGAGACCACAATACGACATATCTCCGGGCAACGTAGTACAAAACGTACACCCGTCTCCCATTTTAAACATAGTTCCATTGGAAGGAAGCCGACAACTCGCGTGTTCTGGCAAGTCAGATAGGTCACATAAAGCACCCTCTTCACAACTTTTTATCCTTCCTCTATATTGATGAAGGTTGAAACATCTAGATGGGTCATTACATTCGCCTACGATATACAGATTTTTCATCCAACCATCTTTAAGAATACAATCTTCATCTACACACGTATCCCCCACTGAGACAACCATCTTATCTACATTTGCAGCACTCAATGTTACAAGTGCTACAATAATCATAATATTATTAATAAAAATCATTTATAATAATTATTAGAAATAATATAATAGTTTAAGTGTCCATTTTTATTCATTAATAAAGTTATAATTGTCTACTACATCTACTTGTCCGTTGTAGATAAAGTTATTTACCATCGCAGATAAAGTTATTTACCATCGCAGATAAAGTTATTTACCATCGCAGATAAAGTTATTTACCATCGCAGATAAAGTTATTTACCATCCATAAATATGGAGTGCCTTAGTAGGAAAATTCATCATTACTATGTCAAGTTCATTGCCATTTGTTAATGATGCCATTACATCTGTAATAGATGTCGAGGTGTACTCAGAATCTAAACCCCAATAATTTTTTGAACATTTGTGTAGTTTGCTTAAAATTTTCAAAATAAAATCAACTCTTGTTGGTTTAATTGAATTATTATTATTAAGATAGTTAAATTGCCAATGAATAATAATCATTGCTCTAATTAATAGTTTCTTATAGGTTTTACTATCGTCTGAATCTTCTTTTTCCAATTTATTTTTTTCATTACGCGCACCTACAAATGTAGTTGATTGTGTGATTGAATTAATATGTGTTGATATATTTTCAATCATATTCGTTGCTTCATTCATAGTTTCTGGTAATTTAAATTCTCCACCACTATAAAAAGGTAGCCCACTTATTGTATTGAGTTTGTCTTTATTAATTTCACATAAGTTATGTAAGATATCGTTATTGTTTTGCAACACGCTTGTGCTGTTTCCTTCAAAATTTGTTGTTAATGTATTCATTGTTATAATTAATATTAATATGTTTAAATTATAATGAATTTCATTTTTTTTTAAAGTGCTTAAAAAGAAAATACCAATATTATCAATATGAATACATTAAATGACACAGATATAAACGATGTACACACAACAGAAGATGTTAAAGTGTACGATACCTTTGAATCAATGGGATTAACTAGTAAAATGATGAAGGGGATTTATGCATTTGGTTTTGAAAAACCATCTGCAATTCAGAAGAAAGCAATTGTCCCATTTATGACAGGGAGAGATTTAATTGCTCAATCTCAATCGGGGACAGGTAAAACTGCAACATTTGTAATTGGGATGTTACAACAATTAAATGAAGATGATAAAAAATTGCAAGCAATTATTTTAGTACCAACAAGAGAGTTAGCCAAACAAATTAATGATGTAACAACTGGATTATGCAAATATACAAATTATAAGGTAAAACTCGTTATTGGCGGGGCTAAGAGAAGTAAATATTCTTATGATTATGATGAAGAACATCAAATTCTAGTAGGAACACCTGGAAGACTTAGTGAAATGGTGTCAAAAGGTATTATCGACCTATCTGATTTACGAGTATTAATCATGGATGAGGCAGATGAGATGTTGTCCTTTGGTTTTAGGGAACAGATGGTTAAAATTCTTAATAAACTCCCAAAGACGACACAAATTGGTCTTTTTAGTGCAACAATTCCAGACGAAATGATGAAAATTACAACTAAATTTATGAATAAACCAATTGAAATTTTAATTAAGACAAGTGAGGTTACATTAGAAGGGATTAAGCAATATTATATTGTAATTGAAAGTGATGAAGATAAATTTGATTGTTTATGTGAATTATATTCAACAATTCGTGTAACTCAGTCAATTATTTATGTAAATCACAAATCAACCGTAGAATGGTTGAGTAAAAATTTAGAAGAAAAGGACTTTACTGTTGGAAGTATTAGTGGCGGAATGGATCACGAAGAAAGAAATGATGTAATGACCAAATTCAGGGCGGGTGATATCCGTGTATTAATATCAACAGATTTACTGTCACGTGGAATTGATGTTCAACAGGTATCATTGGTATTAAATTATGATATTCCGTATGAGAAGGAAACATATATTCATAGAATTGGTCGAAGTGGTCGGTTTGGAAGGAAGGGTGTTGCGGTAAATTTTGTAACACAGAAAGATTATAGTAAATTTAAGGCAATTATTGATCATTATGAAACAATAATTGAGGAGATGCCAGAAAATATTTCATCTATTATGTAAATAATAAATAATAAATAAAAAATAAACCGCAAAATAATTTATAATAATATCTGATATATTATTATAAATGGAATATATAGTAGTAGCATCTGTTATTGCCTTGGGATATTCTCTTAGCAAATCACCTGAAAAAAATTTAGCTAAATTAAAAGATACCCCGCATAATAAAAATCCAAGTGGAAATGATATATATCAAAGTAGATATAGTCAAAAAGTGGAGGAACATGTAAAAAAATTATCACAAAAAATGTACGATGATATAAAAAATCCAAATTCAAATGTTGTTGTACCTGGGAATTCTAATAATTTTTTACCAAACAACAAAGTTAATAATTCGGTTTCTCATATAAATTATGAATCTCCAATAAAAGATATAGATACTACGCGACCTGAGCACATTCATGTAAAAAAAATCGACAATAATACGGGAGGATGGCATGGGCTATCATTAACTGGTAATCCAATTAATCCTAATAATTTTAAGCATAATAATATGGTCCCTTTTTTTGGTGGAACAATTAAACAAAATGTTGATGAAAAAGCAACTCGCACCCAGTTTGAAAATTTCACTGGTTCTCAGGAAAATTATAGGAAAAAAAAAGAAGTTAAAAGTTTTTATGATGTTAAGAACAATATGTCAAATCCATATGGAATGCAATCACTGGATGGATTTCAAAAAGACAGATATCATGTTTCAAACAAAAGAGCAAATGAAGCACCTGTTGAACAGATTAGAGTTGGTCCAGGATTAAATCAAGGATATAATTCAAATCCATCTGGGGGATTTCAACAAGCAAATACAAGAGATTATGTTTTACCTAAACATGTAGACCAATTACGTGTTAAAACAAATCCCAAAAATTCATATGGTGGTCGAATTATACCTGGTAAAAAACCATCTAAGACTGGAAAGGTTGGTGTTGTAATGAAAAACAGACCAGATACATTTTATGTTAATAATCCAGATAGATATTTTACAACAACTGGTGCAGTTAAAGGACCAGTACAAAGACCAAATATTCTTATTAAGCCAACAAATAGAAAGGAGACAAATAAATTTCATGTTGGTCCAGCAACAAATGTAGAAGGTTCAAGAAATCGTAAGAGAACAAATAAATATAAAAAATCAACTAAGGAGGAGTGGGGTGGATATGGGTGGAGAAATATCGAAGCATTGGGGGAGTGGATTGGTTCTGCATTTGATTATGGTAAAGACACAACAAATATGAAAAAGACACTTAGACAACAAATTGCGTGTAAAAATAGAACAGGGAATGTACAGGGTGGAAATAATGCAACACTTCATAACAAGAATTTAAGAAAAACAAGAAAAACCAATGTAATAGGTAATTCAAGACAAGCAGGAAATGTTAATAAAAATCAATGGAGGGGGTATATTAAAGAAACCGACGACATTGCAAAAACAACTATGAAAGAAACCACATTAGTGGAAGATTATGTTGGAAATGCTGATGCAATGGAGAATAGAGATGGTGGATATCAAATTAAAAAATATAAATTTGATGAGACCAATCGTGATACGACATCTATTAATTATATGGGTGATGCAAATGCGACAGGAGATGCTGGCGGAAGAGGTGCATATCATGTAACAAAACATAATCCCAAAGCAACTACGCGACAAGAAACATCTGTTAGTTATACTGGAACTGCGATGGGGGAAGATAAGCCTCAATCATATGATTCAATTAATAATTCGACGACGAAGAGTATTAGGGATAAGATTGCCAAGGGAAGAACCCCATCAACTGGGGGTCCACAAAAAAGAACAGGAACTAAGAATATTAAAATGTCTACTCGTAGAACAGGGGATTTAAAAAATAAATTATTAAACGGAAGAGGAATGGTTTCAACAAAAACATATAATTCTATTCCTCAGGTAGAACAGTGTGGTGAAACCAGAAGAAAAATGACAGTACCAAATGGACCAATTCAAAATAGATTAGATCCTGATATGCTAACTGCATTGGAGTCAAACCCATATGCACGACCATTTGCCAAACCAATATAATTAGAAAAGAAAAATAACAAATATCAAGGTATAAATAATAAACCACCAAATAGAAAAAGAATAATCCAAATATCCAGTAATAATACTTGATATATCATTATGTAATTTATTACCTGAATTTTTATTTATTACATTATTAATATTATTGATTTCATTATTTAGATTATTTAGACTATTTAAAAAATTACCATTTGTGTTTGATTTTAAATTAGAATTCGAATTATTACCAAGATTAAACATATTAAGCCCAGAATTAGAATTTAAATTCATGTTAGAATTATTCATATATATATATTATAAATAAAATAATGCGTTTTATCATACCAATATTTTTATGCTAATTAAATAATAATGAATGTTAATGTTGCAATTTTAGTAGACGCAAAGAATGAATATACAAAACAGTTGCAAAAAATGATTGTACCAGAATTGTATACCGGATTTGAAAAAATTTATAATGATGAATCAAATAATTTTCAAAATAATTTAACTAAAATTCCACAATGGAATCAAGAATTTGTTGAAAAAGAAACAGAAAGAATACTTGAAAAAACAGGATGTACTTGGATTGACCAATTATTAACAGCTGTTTTTGTGAGTAATGTTAAAATTTTAACAGCAGTTAAAAATAAAAAAAGTGTTCCGCAAATTGAATTAAGAGTACCACTATTATCGCAATTTATTCATAAATGTTATTATGAATGTGCAAAAGAATTTTATAAAAATCCTTATTTATTTGATAAAACTCTAAGAAATTCTGAACGCCAAATAAATATGAGATTATCTTTAAAAATAATTGATGAATCTATATTAGAAGCTATAAGAAGATTACTTCCAATTAGACAAATATTAAATAATTATTTAACAACATCGGTTGAAGAAGATGACTTAAGTGATGATGATATTACTAATAAAAAAGTTAAAAAATATAAAATGGTTGACCAATTGGAATCAGAAGAAGAATCAGAAGAAGAATCAGAAGAAGAATCAGAAGAAGAATCAGAAGAAGAATCAGAAGAAGAATTAGATGAAAGTGATTCTAGTAAAGTATACGAACTTCCTGTATTAACAACAGACGAATTACTAAATATCCAATTTGATGATACAGACAATGAAGATGAACAATTACAATCGAATGAATATCTTGCACTCGATTTGTCAGATGAATCTAATGAAGAGGTTGAACCAGTTGTTAATGAAAATGTAGCTGAACCAGTTGTTAATGAAAATGTAGCTGAACCAGCTGAACCAGTTGAACCAGTTGAACCAGCTGAACCATCTGAACCAGTTGAATCGGTTGAACAAGTTGAACTAGTTGAACCAGTTGAACTAGTTGAATCAGTTGAACCATCTGAACCAGTTGAATCGGTTGAACCAGCTGAACCAGTTGAACCAGAGAAATATAAAACAGTATCATTAGATGTTAACACTGTTAGTGAAAGGTTAAATAAAATGGATGTACAGGATATCATGGATATTAAGAAAACACAGAATAAGATTGATGAACATTTTAAAAAACAAATAATAAATGATGTATTTAAAAAACCTAGAATAAATAAGAAAATATTTATGAGGCGTGTTAAAAAAAAGAGAGAAAATAATTCAGATAAGCCTAAATTTTTTGATTAATGGGTTAAAAATAAGATTTTTTTTTCTAAAATGATTTTATAATGGAATTTTTAATTATAGCATTTTTAATAGCACTTTTGGTAACAATAATTATGTATTTAGATGCAATGGTTTGTGGATATGATAAATCTAAACCATATTTTTTAAAATTATTCATATTTACGTTTATTTCAGCAGCGGGTTCATGTTATTTAATAAGAAAGGGTTACCAAATTAAATCAATGTTGGGTGGATATGGAAATGTACCTTCGCAAAATATAAATCCAGGATTGCCTAATTTCTAAAAAATAGCGTTCTAAAAATTTTAAAATAATTTAACTTAATACTATAAATGAGTATTAAATTAAAAAAATTCGATATGAGTGCCATTGGGGATCATCAAATTATTGTATTTATTGGCAAGAGAGGGACAGGTAAATCATTTTTGGTTAAAGATTTTTTATTTCATCGCCAAGATATACCTGTTGGGACAGTTGTTTCGCCAACGGAAAAGATGAATAAATATTTTTCTAAATTTATACCTCCAATTTTTATTCACGAAGAGTATACACCAAGATTGGTAACAAATGTTTTAAAAAGACAAGGAGATATAATTAAGAAAATAAATTCTGGTGAATATGGAGAGGATGTTGACCCTAGGGCATTTTTAATTTTCGATGATTGTTTATTTGATAATAGTTGGGCAAAGGATAAAAATATGAGATGTATTTTTATGAATGGACGCCATTATAAATTAACATTTATTTTAACTATGCAATTTCCGCTTGGTATTAAACCACATTTAAGAACAAATATTGATTATGTATTTATTTTAAGAGAAAATACTGTTTCTAATAGAAGAAGAATTTATGAACATTATGCTGGAATGTTTCCAACATTTGATATATTTTGTAAAATTATGGACCAATGTACAGATAATTATGAATGCCTCGTTATTCACAATGGCGCGCAAAGTAATAAGATTGAAGACCAAGTTTTTTGGTATAAAGCAGATGCACACGATGATTTTAAACTGGGTTCTATGGATTTTTGGAACTATAATAATGAACATTACGATGAAAACGACGATGATGACCAAATTGATTTATCACAATATGGTAGAAAGTCAAAATTAACATTTGATGTCAAAAAAATAGAATAATATCTAATAAATTACTATAATGGATAATAATAATATCATAACAATTACAAAAAATTCACAAAAAGGATTATTTAAAAAATATAAGGATTATCAGTATGGAATTGGATTAGAACATGAAATGTATTTTTTTCATGCACCTACTTATGATACAAACAAACCAATTAAAGATATTATATTAGCACCAACAGAAGCATATCAATATATGTTATTAAAAAAAAAATTATCAAAAAAAGATAAAGAAATTATTTTAGGAGTACCATATGAATCAACTGGGAGAATATGTAATGGGAAAGTTGTTTTAAAATCCGTACCAGGGGTATGGGCATCCAAAGAAAGAATGCCTGAATTTATAACAGGGACCCCAATATCAACAATAGGAAAAAATGAACGAAAAATGTTTGATTATACATCAGAGTTGAAAAAAAAAGAAGATGATTATTTAAACATAATGACACATCATATTGATAAATACTTGCAAAAAAAAATGAGTGTATATGGGCATCTTATGGAAGCACCATTTGGAATGAATAGTTATATTAAATTGCCAAGTAATTATAAATCAGCAAATTATAAATTTAGAAAAGGTAAATATAAAGATTATACAGGAAGTTATCATGTAACATTGACATTGCCATATAAAAAGGATATGAAATTAAAAAAATTTATAGACCAACACGCAAATTTTGCAAATATGGTACAGTGGTTAGAGCCTTTAATGTTAACTGCATATTTTTCAGCCGACGATAGATCAATGGGTACACAAAAAGTAAAGGCGAAGGGTTCATTTAGAGTAATGAGAGTTGGTTGGGGGAATTTTGCAGGGAGTGATATAAGAAAATTAAAAAAAGGGATTGGAAGATATGCAAATATTATACCTTATTGGAGGAATGGGATAAAAATAGATGAACAAGAATTAATAAATCATTGTCGGGATTTAGCACCTAAATTAAAAAAGAAAGAAAAGGGTGCAATATCAGGATTCAGTAGTGATTTTAGAACATTTGGAAGCACTGATCCTAAAAACCCAGAACATAGGGAATCTGGTGTTGGAATGACAATGGGTAATGGCATAGAATTAAGAATATTTGATCAATTTCCAATAAAATATTTAAATTCTTTATTACAATTCTTAGGTTGTTTGGCTGAGAATAGTAGAGTTCATAAATGTAAAAAATATGTTTATAAAGACAAGGATTGGATTCATGCAATGCATGAAATAATGATTAATGGGTGGATTGCAAAATTAAGAACAAGTTTTGTTAATAAACTTAGAAAAAATTTAGGTTTACGAATTAATACAACCTCTTTACAGGCATATGAAATAATGAAAACAATTTATGATGAATTATTTGAAACAAGAATTAAAGGAGATTTTGCTCAAATTTTATTAGGAGATATTAAAAAAGTTGAATTACCCAAAATTAACCAAAGAAGTTGGGAATTCGGTTTATCATTAAAACTTAATAATAATAATAAATTATTAAAAAATACTAATAAATTTATTAAATTATTAAAAAAAATAGAAAATATTAATGTTGTTAAAGAAATTTTTTTTAAGATTTTTTCAAAAAAAAATTGGGGAAATAGTTTTATTCAATTTATTTATTATTTTGAAACAATTGATATGATAAAAATAGAAAAAGATGAGCATAAACAAATTAAAAATATTCATATATTAATAAATGAATTAGATTTTATTAGAATAAATACATTTATATTACAAGAAAGTTTAAATTCAATAATTACGTTTGTTTAATTTATGAACCAACCCATGTATCTTTTTCTGTAAACATTTTACCAAATATTGCCAACACAGGTGTTGGATTATTCATCTCCTGTTCGAATGTTTTTGGATAATATCTGAACTTAACAATTGGTGGCGGACACATCTGATTACTCTTAATATATCCAATTGTCATAAAAATAACACCAACAAAAATAAGTAATAATATAAGCGATTTCATTTATATTATTATTAGAGATTATTTATATAAGTTTTTCAACAAAATTTTCAACAGCAGAAACCTCATATGTATCATCAGTCGTATCTGATGTATCCTCTGTAAATACTTTACCTTCTTTTTGTTTCATCCACGTGTCATCATCTTTAAATAATGCAGGAGTTTCTGGTTGTCTAATAGTTCCTTCTTTTGCAATTGCAACTTCTCTTAACTCGTCAATATTCTTTTTATCATTTTCACGATCTTGATTTGTTTTATTTTTATTTGAATGTTCTCGCGCTTTACCCATTCTTTCTTTTGTTGTTTTATCAAACACAAAATCCTTGTGGTCACTATTTTCCTGATATTTCTTCATTAACTCATTAAGTTTATCATTCATAAATTCTTGATCTTTCATTTGATTTGGGTCAGGGTCCCATGGCAACCAGTATCCAACTTGTCCTACAAATACATGAAAATTTTTATCACTATTTTGAAGTTTTTTTGCACGATATTCTGCTTCTTTAAGTGTATCATAAATACCACGAACTTTCATGCAACGTAAACTTGTTTTATAATCATTCGCTTCATTAAATTCTTTATTAATAACTTTATTATGCTCTAACTTATGACCCTCATATAACTCGTCAACTTGTTTGTAACTGAGTGTCGATTGATTTAAAATTAGATTTTTTTTATCTTCATTGTTTAGAAGTTCACTTAGAAAATGTTTAACCGAAAAAACCTCTTTTTTTTTCATTAAAGTTTCGGGTGAAACAAATGACAAACATACATAGTTTTGCCCAGGGATTGGGGAATCTACGCTTAGAAAATCTTCTTCTTGTTCTTGTTCTAAATTTGAATAAGACATTATATAATATTAATTACAATATGTTTTTAAGTATGTTTTATTAAGATTTTTTTTCTATGCTATTAATATAAAATGGATAGTTTAGATTTAGCAGAAGTTGCTCGTAGAGCATTAAAATATATTGTTGAGGGTGGTGCAGTTGCATTAGCAGCATTTTACATTCCAGCAGGAAAAAGACTCAAACTTGAAGAGGTACTTATGATTGCATTAACAGCAGCAGCCACATTTGCCATTTTGGATATGTACGTTCCTTCAATTGGAGCAACAGCACGTAGTGGTGCAGGATTTGGTATTGGTGCAAATCTTGTTGGATTTCCTCGTTAAATAATACTTAAAAATATAATTATAATATATTTTTAATTATGATTGAAATAAGAATAGGAGTTATCGGTAATGTTGATTCTGGAAAAAGTACATTAGTATCAGTTTTATCAAACGGAGAGTTAGACGATGGAAGAGGGTTAGCGAGAAGATTAATATTAAAACATGTACATGAAAAAAAAAGTGGGAGAACATCTGATATTTCACATGCACATTTGAAAATAGATAATGAAAATTATATTACATTTATAGATTTAGCAGGACATGAAAAATATTTGAAGACAACCCTAAGAGGATTAACGGGTGGATATATAGATTATGTATTATTAACTATTGGGGCAAATATGGGAGTATCAAGAATGACAAAAGAGCATATATCAATTGCATATGCATTGCAAATTCCAATTATTATAGTAGTAACTAAAATTGATTTATGTAATGATTTTATATATAATCAAACAATTTCTGATATAAATAAAATGATAAGGCATTATAGATATATTGGTTTATTTATAGTAGAAGATATAAATGATTTACCCAAAAGTATTTTTAAAAAGAAATTACCTTTTTTTAGTGTATCAAATAAAACAGGTGAAAATATTGATTTATTAAAAAACTTTTTAAAAAAATTAAAACCAAAAATAAAATGGGATAAAAAAAATAAAACAACATTTTCAATAGATGATAAATTCCAAGTTAATGGTGTTGGATTAGTAGTAAGTGGTAAAATGACATCGGGAAAAATTTATAAAGGAGATAGTTTATTTATAGGTCCGTTTAGAGGGAAATGGGAAAAGGTAGTTGTTAAATCTTTGCATGATAATTTCAGAACATTTATAAATTATTTAGAACCAGGAAATAGTGGTTGCCTGGCATTAAAATTTATAGATAAAAAATTTAAAGTTAGAAATAAAAGTTTAAAAAAAGGAATTATTTTAGTTAAAAATAATAATAATAATTCAAAAAAATTTATTGCAGATATAGTTATATTAAGAACACATTCAACAAATATTAAGATTGATTATCAACCAGTTATCAATTGTAAAACAATTTGTCAGAGTGCAAAAATAACTAGAATGAGTGAAAAATATTTGCATGGCGGTAAGAGAGCAATAGTTGATTTTGAATTTATGTTTAATCCAGAATATATTGAAACAGATGATATATTTTTATTCAGAGAAGGAAAAACTCGTGGTATTGGTAAAATTATTAGTGTTATTGGTTAAACTAAAATCTAATGATTTATTATTATGATGGATACTGATTTTGAGTTTACAAAGAAAATAGATATTGGAAAAGGGAAAATCAAAAATTGTAAATGTAAAGTTAAAGGTAAAAAAAGGACACAAGAAACGTCCCAGTCAGATTATAAAAAAAAATTAATGATTGCAACTCAAACAATAGGTGAAAATATAAAAGTAGGTGCAATTGAAAAAATAGATTATGGAACATCTAATAATATTTCATGTGAGTGTGATTTATCTAATACAATTAATTTAAATGTTGAACAAGTAGATAAAATAAATGGAACACAATCTATATTTATCATAGTAGGTTTAAGTTTTATTATAGGGGCATTGGTATATAAAAATGGAATTAAGAATAAGGCCAATGATAATGATGTAGGAACATTGGGATTTTTATTTGCAATTGGTTTAGGATTAATATTTATTGGAAGTAATTATTTTTCCAAATATGATTGGGGTAAAAAAGGTATAATTTCGTCAATATTATTTTGGTTAATTCTTATTTTATTGATTGTATTAGTAATATATGGTACAATTAGTTCATTTAATCCAACTAAGGAAGAATTAAAAAAGTACAACAATAGTAAATTTTATTATTTTATTAATAAATTATTTGAAAAAAATTTTACATTATTATTTACGGGAGCATTATTTTTATGTATGATTTTTTGGGCATTAAGTTTTACAGTAACCATTCCATACATGGGTGTCTTATTAATAGTTGCAATGAATATTGTTTTATTTGGTTCGGCAGTAATAAATAGTGGATTATCATTTGTAGAATTTTTTAAAACGAGTAAATGGGGGTTTGAAAGTAATTTTTGGAATATGATTGGAATATTTTTAACAATTGGTGGATTAATTTTGAATATTATTTTTTATTTTAATAAATCTGGGTACAATACAACAAGTTTATTTTTCCACGACTGGAAAAAATGGCTGATACATTCAGATATTATAATATTATTATTTTTCTTTATAACTGGAATATTTACAATAGCAAGGAAGGAGGATAGTAAATTAGAAATGAATAGAACATTATCATCATTTGTTGTTGCTGCTGTTTTATATATGGTCTTTAAAAAGAATAAAGAAATTTTAACAGAAAATGCATCAGAATATTGGCAAGATAAAGATAAAGATAAAGATAATAGTGCAAAGATTAATTTGGGGGCAGGGACTGGAATTTTAACTGATTTTTTAAGTAAATTATATAAGGTATTTTTTACTAAAACACAAATAAGTAGTTCAGAAAAAGGATTGGGAGACGAAGCAAGTAATACAGTAAGTTTTTATTGGGTTGTATTATATTCATTTTTGAATTATTTTATTACAGATAATGTTGCGACTGAATATAATCCTTCATTATTTAGGACAATATTTATTGTATTAATAATTGTTGGAAGATTATGTTTAGGAACATTTTCAACGAAGTCAATTGAATTAAAAAACAAATAAATATAAATATTAACTATATAGGATTATGGCTAATAAGTGTAAAATAAATAAAGATACAAAAATATGTGATTCTTGTTATAAGCATTCAGAGTTTAATAAATTAAAAGGGTCTATTGATATTGGGTCATCAACTATAACTTTTCCAATAAAGGCAGATCCAAAAAATACTTGTGCATTTTTAAATACAAGTTGTCCAAATAATCCATGCGACTCGTTAACAGGTGGTGCACAAGGTGCTTGTAATAATATTTTACAAAATGTTCATGATGGAATTACAAGTGGAAAAAAAGATACAAAATCAATTATAAAAAATTTAATAGATTATGGTACAGATGATGCAAGTAAAAATGTAATATTACAAGGAACATTAAATAAATTATTATGCGATATATCGGCTGCTGGAATTAATCCAGAAAATTTACCAGGTGCAGGTTCAATTACAATGGATTCGGCAAAAGCAGAATATGATTGGTATTTTTTAAATAATTTGGGGATTTATAATGCAAGAACAAATAGTCAAATATCAAATTATAATACATCAACAGAATGGATTACATTTGGTATAGCAACAATAATTTCTTTTATTATGTTGATTGAACAATTTAGTAGTTGGTGGCCTTCGGGTAAACAAGGAAGTAAAACATTAATTGCATCATTTCTAATTATTTTGGTAGGTGTGATTATTGTAATGTCATTAACAGTATGGAAGTCTGATATTTCGTCTGATACAGAGGGAGAAAAAGATACAGATGAAGAAGAAGGTGTTAAATCTGATAGCCCAACATCGCCATCAACTGTATTGCAATATATTTTATCATATTTAAGTTTATTGGCAATTGTTTTTATAGTTGTAATGGCTCTTCGCAAAGGATTTAGTGTAAGATTATTGATGGTAATACCTATATTATTTTGGATTACAACAACATATTTTTCATATTTATATGCACCTAAATTAATGATGTATTTAACATTTTTATTAATAATGGGAGAATTATTATCTATTTATTTTCCGGTATTACAAAATCATAGAAATATATCAAGACTTGTATTAAATGCAATCATTATTGTAGTCATTTGGATGGTTTATGGTTATGGTCAAACAAAAAATCAAGATTGTAATAAAGAAGATAAAACAAAAGATGGGACATGTAAGGAAGGGAGTATTAAAAACTTTGTTGGTAAAAATAATTCATTATTAATAATTGCGATTTCATTAACTGTTTTTACCGTAGCGAAAGTAGCATTAAATTTTAGTGGTGGGATAATGGGAACTAAATCCCAGGATTCATTATCAGGGTTTGTACTTAGACATACTGGATTTATAAATAGAGAAGTATTTGATTATATGTTATTTAATCTTGAAAAAGGATTTAGTAAATAATATATTATTTGATTAGACACTTCTAACAAATTCCCATTGTAATATTTTACATATATCTCTCCATATTTTATCTTGTTCGTGAAGTTTTTCACGACTTTTTAATAATGGAAAGCATGATTTAAATTCGTCGAATCCAAGTAATTCAACAAATTTATGTAAAACATAATAATAGGATAAAAAATTTTTTCTATCAGTAGGGCAAACTTTTCTAAACGGTGCTTGTATTTCTTTAAACATAATTCTTAATTTTTCTTCAATAATTGGACTTAAAACAGGAGGTGGTAATCCACTTAATCTATTAATAATATGAGGCACATGTTCATAATATTTATTTAATCTTAATCTTTTAAGATAATCTTTTACTTTTTTATTATTTAATCCAGCCATATTAGTTATTCTTTCTTTTTTAATTTCAATAATAATTTTATCAAAAACTTCTTCTGGTATTTCAGTAGACTCTTTTCCTTGAAATTGAGCAAGAATTTCATTAAAATGATTAATTCTTTTATATGCGAAATATGAAATTTCGGGCGGAGGGTCTTTAAAACTTGGTTTATCAGAATCAATCATAATATTATTTTTTTCACCACATTTTTCACAAACAATAAATCCTTCTGATTGCATAATTATTTTTTCAACTCCACATTTAGAACATTTTCCAAAAGTTTCTAATTCTTGTTTTGTTTTTTTAACATAATTATCATCAACAATACTTAAATAATCATTTAATAAATATGATCTTTTAAAACTTTTCTTTTTATTTGTATAATCACTCAATTTCTTTTTTTCTTTCTTTGGAATTACAGTATTTCTTTCAATTGAAAAATAATTAATAACACTATTTTTTTTTATATTAACTGGAATATCATTTTTATTTACATTTTTACCAAAAGATGAAATATTATCATAATATTTATAAAGAATTGGCGCTGTTTTAATAAAGTAGTCATTCATATCAATATTTGATAGAAGTTTTTCTTTTTCTTTTCTTAAATTTAATAATTCATATTTTAAATATTTTTTCCTATTTAATTCATCATCAGTTAATTCTTTATTTTCAATTAAATTTAATTTGTAAAATTCCTCTTGTATTTTATCTATATCTTTTTCAATAGATGGAATATTATTTTTGTCATGTTTTAATTTTTTAATAATCATTTTATGTTTTGCATCTAATGTTATTCTTTTATCATGAATATATTTTTTGTCATGTTTGATTTTAAACGTTGACATTTATATACATATATAATTTAATCTTTAAGAAATAAATAATATTACTTTATTTTTTAAGAAATAATGAAATAAAATATAGAGATATATATATAAATGAACAAGGTAGATGTTAAAAAATATTTTGATTGGCTAGATTCTCAATGTAATAAAGATGGAAAAATTACAAAAGAAGAATTAAAAAAAAGCATGGCTGTTGATATCAATGGTGATGGCAAAATTGATGGTGAAAGAGAATTATCACTAGTACAGCGTGGTCTTAATGAATGGATTAAAAATGCAGGCAATAAATTAGACGATGGTGAAATTACATTTGACGAATTATGTGAAATGTTATGTTAGTTCGTTAAAGAATTAAAGATTTTGTATTCTTGATAAATATATGAGTCAAAAAAATCACGACAGATTAACAGAAAACGAGAAAACTAAATTTATCTATAATGCTATAGAAGATGGTTGGACGGTTAAAAAGGTAAAAAAAAGAAATAATAATAATAATCAGATGGATGTTAATAATCAGATATATGAATTTATAAAACCAAAAAAAATGTTAGATGATAATGATTATAGTTTAAAGAAATATTTAGAATTATTTTTAAAGGACGCAAATGAATAAACAAAAAATTGATTTAATATCAACACAAAAATTATTAGAATATAATTTAATTATTCCAACATTACAAAGAGTAAAAGATAATAAGAGAGTTCAAGAAATTATTGATTATCAATTAAAATATTATAAAAAATATAACACATTTAATTTTATAGGATTATTATGTATTGCAAATAATATTAAATATGAACAAAAATATTTAATAGATGGTCAACACAGATATAGTGCAATTAAATATTTAGTACAACAAAAAAAACATTTTAAAATTTATATAAATGAAATTAACGTAAATTCAAATGAAGAGATGAAACATTTATTTGAATTGATAAATAAATCGTTACCTGTACCAAAAATGCCAGAAGATATAACCAATTATATTCCAAAAATAGTATATTTATATTTCAATAAAAAATATAAAAAATTTTTTTCGAATAGTAATAGACCAAATAGACCAAATATAAATATAAATATATTTCAAGAAGAGTTGGGAAAAATAATTAGCAAATATCCAAAATTAACAGCAGAAAAAATAATAGATATGATTGAAAAAGAAAATAACAACTATAAAAAAATGAATGAAAATAATTTTCCATCAAAAGGAAAAAGACCAAATATTTTTTATTTAGAATTATGTAAGAAAAAAGGAGAATTATATTTAGGAATGTTTAATGATTACGAATGGATTGATCATATATTTAATGGGGTAAAACCATCGTGTATTATTTATAAAAAACAAACAATACCAAAATGTTTGAAACGAGATGTATGGCATAAATATATTGGTAAAGGAAAGGGGAGTGGGAAATGTTATTGTTGTCAGAATGACATGGATTGTTTTGTATTTGAATGTGGTCATATTGAAGCAGAAATAAATGGTGGTAAAACAAATTTAGAAAATCTTAGACCAATTTGTGGATTATGTAATAAAAGTATGGGATCCAAAAATATGATAGTTTTTATGAATAAGCATGGATATAAACGCAAAAAAAGTTTTTTAAATTTTTTTTAAAAATGGATTAAAAATGGATTAAAAATGAGTAAGCATGCGAATAAGATTAAAACAATGTCTAATTAATTAAAATTAATTAAGCGTTTTTTTAGAAATTTTTTTTCTAATCTAAGTGTATAACAAAATGGGTGGTGGTTTAATGCAATTAGTCGCTTATGGCGCACAAGACGTATATCTCACAGGTAATCCTCAAATTACCTTCTGGAAAGTTGTCTATCGTAGACACACTAACTTCGCTATGGAGTCTATTGAACAGACTTTCAATGGCCAAGTTGATTTCGGTAAAAAAGTAACCTGCACAATTAGTCGCAATGGAGATTTAATCCATCGTGTCTATTTACAGGTTACACTCCCAGAAGTAACTGTTCCAACCACAGCTTCAACAAATAGTAACAGTAGTGGATCTAATTGTTATTTCCGATGGGTCAACTATGTCGGTCATGCTCTTATTAAGAGTGTTGAAGTCGAAATTGGTGGACAGCGTATTGACAAACATTACGGTGATTGGCTCAACATTTGGAATGAGCTTACCCAAGAACCTGGACACCAGGTCGGTTACGATAACATGGTTGGTAACACTCTATCCCTTACGGGTGCAGGTCTTCAACATGTTAATGCAACTACACTTTATGTGCCACTTCAGTTCTGGTTCTGTCGTAACCCAGGACTTGCACTCCCACTTATTGCTCTTCAATACCACGAAGTCAAAATTAACATGGAGTTCCGTCCTAAGGATGAACTTTATCTTGTTAATAATGGGTGCAAGGTACAAAGTTGTGCAGGCGGAAACAGCGCGTCAACATCCATATGTGTCCCTCCCCTTGAGTACGCATCTCTTTTCGTTGATTACGTATACCTTGATACTGATGAGCGTCGCCGATTCGCACAGGTCTCTCACGAGTACCTTATCGAACAGCTTCAGTTCACCGGTGATGAGTCCGTGCAATCTACTAACGTTAAAATCAAACTGAATTTCAATCATCCATGCAAAGAACTTGTATGGGTCTGTCAACGCGATGATGTCGCAGCAGAACACAAACAGTGGAGCAATTACACCGATGATGTTGATCAGGATGCCAATGTTGAAGCAGGATACGCTTCCCAGAGTTTCCCACTCCTTCTCGGAGCACAAGCAAACCCATTGGGCCAGGCAGATATGACCTTTGGTGCGACAGGTGGTGGGCCAAATCTTCTTCACCTTGCAAGCGAACTCGGTCTTTCCGTTGCAGAAGTCCAGGCAGCTCTCGGATCCAACTGGGGAAAAGGACCAGGTGAGCTTTCAGCTACCCTCGGCTCACCTGTCAACTTTGGTACCACTGATGCAGGTGCTGGTGATGATCATGCTGGTCTCGGACCAATCCGCGCAGGACGCAACCCAGTTGTTCGCGCCAAACTTCAACTTAATGGACACGATCGCTTCCAAGAGCGCCTCGGTTCATACTTTAACCTTGTCCAGCCATACCAGCATCACACCAATGTACCAGCCACTGGTATCAATGTGTACTCATTCGCACTTAAACCAGAAGAGCATCAGCCATCTGGTACTTGCAATATGAGTCGTATTGACTCTGCTGTTCTTCAACTTCAGCTTACACCAAAAGCTGCTGGACAGGAAACTCAGACCCCTGTCGGAAATCCAGGAACCACACACCACAACATGGGCTCCAAAGTTCGCGTATACGCTACCAACTACAATGTTCTCCGTATCATGAGTGGTATGGGAGGATTGGCTTATAGTAATTAAGCAATTGAACAGTTGTATATTTTAAAATATATTTATATATTTAAATAATATCTAATAACAATAAATTAAAAACTGATTAAAACATATTTAAAACTTAAATTCATATTATAAATGTATAACATGGATTTAATACATAACATTAAAACAAATGAATTTTCGATTAATTTTAATAATCAAATTAAGATTGATATTGATAATGAACAATTTGCAAGATTTTTTAATAAGAATAAGCAATGGAAGATTGATAATACAAATGAATATCCTTATTATTTAAATAATGGAAAACAAATTAATATTTTACAATTTTTGTATAAATATAAAATAAATGGACTAAATTTTAAATTTAAAAATGGAGATAATCACGATTTAAGAAAAATAAATACAATAATTGTTCATAAAATGGATAAATTAATTAAACAAAATTTTGATATTGTATCATATCAGAATGGACATTATGATTCAATTGGTTCAACTGCATATATAATGAAAAATCCTTGGTGGATATCAAAAAGTTCATATATAACATGTTGTAATATGGATACAATTATTAAAATCCCTACATATGTATTTAATGAATTTAAAGATTATGAAAATGAAAATAATTTAGAATTAACCTGGTGCAAAACAACCAACAATATAATTACAACAAGCCCGTATTGTGATTTAATAAAGACATTTAAAAAATTTATTAAAGTATATGATTTGATAAATAATCAAATTATACAAAGAAAGGAAAAAATAGTGAAACCAAAAGCAATAAAACAAAAAAAAGTAAAATCCAAGATTGAACTAGTAAATGTTAAACAAAAAAAGAATAAACCAATTAAAGAAATAACTTTTAAAATTTCTAAAAAAATAAAAAACACATTTTCAGCATATTTGGAAAAGTATGATGCAACAATGGTTTATGAGGGTTATTATAGAACAAATGGATGCAGTGCTTATGTTATTAAAAATCCAATTTGGATTACAAATGATAATGGGGTTAACAACACTTATATAATGCATTGTGGCACCGATATATATTGCTTATTATGTAAAAAATCACTTGAAATAATTCGGGATTTTGAAAAAAATAATAATATTAGACTAACATGGCATAAATCAGGGTCGGGATATATACAGGGAAATCCACTCAAAATTTATATGCATCAAGTTATAATGAATTTATATAATCAAGGACAGGGTACAAAAAATTTAAGCGTTGACCATATTGATAGAAATCCCTTAAATAACAAGTATGATAATTTACGAATTGCAACCATGAAACAACAACAACAAAATTCAAAAGGATGTATTGAAGGGACTAAAAGAGCAAGAAAAAAAAATGCGAAATCATTACCAGAAGGAATAACACAAGAAATGATGCCTAAATATGTAGTATATTACAAAGAAAGATCATATATTAAAGGAAGAACAAAAGAGAATGATTCACATAGAGAATTCTTTAAAATTGAAAAACATCCTTTATTAAAACCAACCAAAAGTGGTAAAAAAATATGGATTGGTTCAAAATCAATGAAAATACCAATTTTGGAAAAATTAGAACAAGTCAAACAAAAATTGGAAGAAATCAATGTGTAAAATAATAATTTATAATTTATAATTTATGTAATTTAATTACGATGGTTGTTCATAAATAGAAATAGAATTCCATTCTTTACATGTGTATCATTGCATGTGTATCATTACATGTGTATCATTGCATGTGTATCATTGCATGTGTATCATTGCATGTGTATCATTGCATGTGTCTCATTGCATGTGTCTCATTGCATGTGTCTCATTGCATGTGTCTCATTGCATATGCAAAAGTAGCACATGAATGTTGATTATATGATAAATCATATTAATAATTTTATTAATATTATTTTTATTCGGTTCATTTTTTTTAATATATTTAATTTTAAATGTATTATCAATTGATTTCTTTATAATACGACGCTTCATATGAAAATTTAAAATTACCCTATACATAATATATTGTAATATTTTAATCTTTTTTATTTTTTTTATTATATTCATACGATACATACGAAATATATAAAAATCCAAATACACCCATCAATGTACCAAATACAGAAAACCATCCATGCGATTCTCTTGTTGCAACACAAATCTGATTTGGTATTTTTAATAAAAGAAATACTGCCAATGACATGGTTAACCACAATGAATGTGAATCACCTGATTTAATAGCATCAACTTGTTTTGATGTTCCAAAAATAGCAATTATTATTGATAAGATATGTAAATATCCTGTATATTTCATCATTGAATCACTGCACCTCATTTATACTTTATTATAATATTTTTTATAATATAATGCTTCATATTAATCTACTTCTTCGATAGTAGGTTCTTCATCCTCTGCCTCGTCCATGCCACTCTCTGTTGCACCATCCGCTGTACTGTCAGCTGATGCATCATCCTCATTTTTACTCGAATTGTTCTGATATGTCTTTGTCATAATTGGTGTGATAATTCCTTCAATTTCCTTTTGCTTATCATCATAAACAGTTTTCACACTATCATCGTCAATATCATCAAACCATTTTAATCCATCGTCACATGTTTGAGTTAATACTGCTTTATCGTCGTCTGTAAATGTTAATTTTCCATCACTTAAACTTGCCTTAACATTATATAAATAATTTTCTAATTTATTTTTTGACTCAATCCTTTCCTTATTTGCCCTGTCAATGTCTTTATATTTTTCTGCTTCTGCTACCATTTTTTCAATGTCTTCTGAACTTAATCTACCGCTATCATTTTTAATTACAACTTTATTTTCAATACCTGAACCCTGATCTTTCGCACTTACATTTAAAATACCATTTGCATCAATATCAAATGATACTTCGATTTTTGGAACACCTCTTGGGGCAGGAGGAATTCCAGTTAGCTGAAATTCACCCAATTTATTACAATCCTTTGTCATAGACCTCTCGCCTTCATATACCTGAATTGTAACAGCAGGTTGATTATCAGCAAATGTTGAAAATACCTGTTTTTTATTACATGGAATTGTACTATTTCTTGGAATCAATTTGGTCATTACACCACCAGCAGTCTCTAAACCAAGGGACAATGGTGCAACATCAATTAATAAAACTTTATTAAGAGTTTCGTCTCTATTTCCCGATAAGATCGCAGCCTGAATTGCTGCACCGAATGCGACACATTCATCTGGATTGATTGATTTATTTAATTTTTTACCATTAAAATAATCACTTAACATTGATTGAATTTTTGGGATTCGTGTTGAACCACCAACCAACACAATCTCATCAATTTCATCTTTTGATAACTTTGCATCAATCAATAAACGATTAATAGGTTTTAACATTTTTCTAAATTCTGTATCACATAAATTTTCAAATTTTGCCCGGGTAATTGTAGTATTGTAATCATTTCCTTCATACAAACTTTCAATCTCAATATATGCAGTTGTTGCAGATGATAAAGTTATTTTTGCTCTTTCACATGCAGTTTTCAATCGTCTGATTGACCGTTTACTGTCAGTTAAATTTAATCCTGTTGTTTTTTTAAAATCTTTAATAAAATATTCTGATAATAATTGGTCAAAATCCTCACCCCCCAAATGTGTATCACCGCCTGTACTCTTAACTTCAAATATCCCATCATCAATTGTCAATACTGATAGATCGAATGTCCCACCACCTGCATCAAAAATTAAAATATTTTTTTCACCTTTTTCTTCCATTTCATTTAATCCATATGCAATTGCAGCACTTGTAGGTTCATTAATTAATCTTAATACTTTTAATCCAGCAATAATTGCAGCATCTTTTGTTGACTGGCGTTGTTCATCGTTAAAATATGCAGGAACTGTAATAACAGCATCAGTCACACTTTTTCCCAAATAATTCTCTGCAATTTCTCTCATATGAGTTAATACCATTGCTGAAATTTGTTCAGGTCTATATTCTTTTTTTTCTCCCATAAAATCAACATTAATTATTGGTTTATTTCCCTTCCCCTGTTTAACGTCATATGAAAAATGTTTAATATCAGATTGAACCTGAATATCTGAAAAATTTCTACCAATTAATCTTTTTGCATCATATACAGTATTTTCTGGATTTCTCGCGGATTGATTTTTTGCACTATTGCCAATAAGTTTTTCTTTATCTGTAAATGCCACATATGACGGGGTTATTCTATTACCCTGACTATTTGCGATAATTTCAACTTGTCCGTTTTTATAAACAGAAACAACAGAGTTTGTTGTTCCTAAGTCAATTCCAATTGCTGTATTCATAATTATATTATTAAATATATATAAATCTTTAAATCCATTTTATATCATTATTTTAATAATTTATATATACATAATATATATATGAAGTTCGACTTATTTAAAAATTTAAGAAAAGAGCATCAAATTCTCTTTGGTGTATTAGTTATTGTTTTATTAATTGCAGTTTTTGTTCCAAGACAAACCCCCCTCTTCTCGGTAAATGTTGCAGCAAGTGTTGGTAATTTAAAAGGTGGAGTTGGCGTTGAAGCATTTTCTCTATCAGAATTACCAGAGAGTGATGCAGACTTAGAAAAAGCAAAAACAAAAGAGTCTTTTGTTATGTACTATGCACCTTGGTGTGGATGGTCAAAAAAAGCGATACCACCTTTTACCAAGTTGGCAAATGAAAATAAAACAAATGTTCATATTGTAGCAGTAAATTGCGATAAACATGAAGATTTGGCAAAGGCCCATGATGTCCAAGGATTTCCAACATTTAAATATCATCCAAATGGCACAGGGTCCCCGGGAGAAGATTATAATGGAGATAGAGATTCTTCTTCAATGTTAGACTTTTTACGTAAAAAGTAAAATATTAAGAAATCAATCTTCCTTTCCAATATTAACTTCAATACTTCTCTCATTATGTGTATAATTTTTTTGAATATATTTAGTTTGTGCAAAATGTATAGGATCAAATATCATTATTGTTGGATTATCCCAATAAACTAATACTTTAACATCTTTATCTTGCGATGTATTTAATGCCGATGATGCTATATCCATGATTTGGTCTTTGGTTGGTGGCCAAGGGAATTTTTTTAGAATTGATTTTGACATTTAACTTATATAAATATATGTTTATCTTCTTTAAGTAAGTTAAAATATTTATATAATATTTTTCTACGATTAAAGTATTGTTTTGTTAGAAGGTAATTAATGTTAATAGATGCTAATTTATCTTTTTCAGATTGATTAAATTTAAATGCAGAGTGTCTATCCAGATATAAATTTAAACAGTTATATTTATATTTCCTAAGCATTTTAATATCATTTGATGCAATTGAAACAAAGGCATAAAAGTAAGAGAAAATATTATCACATTTAGTTGTTTCTTGAATATTATATATAATAGCAAGCGATTCATTTTTATTTTTAGAATATTTGAATGGTACATTACAACTTATCCCTCCATCACAATATAAATTATCATTATAATTAATTGGGTAGAAAATATATGGAACTGCCATAGTAATTTCAATTGCCTTATAAATATTCATATTAGGAGTTATTTTATAAGAAAAACATTCAGATTTTGTTTTGGTTAGGTTTGTACCAATTATTTTTAAATTTTTATGAAATTTTTTAAAGTGTTCTTTAAAAGTTATTTTTAATGTAGTGTTTTTTTGTTTAGCCATTGATTCAATTAGTTCAACAAGGTCACAAACATTAAATGCACCATAATTAGTAAAAAAGTTTTCAATATTATTTTTAATAAGACAACTTGGGTCAATTTTAGATATAACTTCTGTTAATTCACTAGAAGTATATCCAATAATAATCAAATATGCAATAATAGCACCAGCAGATGTCCCAATAAACGTTTTAAAATCTTTAAGAATATTTTCTTCTTCAAAATATTTAAGAGTACCTATAATAGAAACTGCTTTCATACCACCACCACTAAGTATAAGAGTTTTATAATTATTCATCTTTAATAAGTTAATAATAATATATTTTTATATAAATTATTATTATAATATGGATGACTTTTATTCAATAAATGTTAATCAAATTCAAAAGAATAAAGGCGAAAGAGATAGATATAAATATACAACATATAAAAGAATTTTAGAAAAGTGTTATTTAAAAATCAAGACATGTTCTGATAATAATCAATCATATTGTATTTATACTATTCCTGATTTTATTATTGGCGAGCCTTTATTTAGAAAGAATTTTTGTGCTACTTTCATTATAGACCATTTAAAAGATAATGGATTTAGTGCATCATTTATTTATCCAACGTATGTATTTGCAAGTTGGAATTTTAGAAATGATAATAAATTTGAAGGATTTAGAAGAACAAATTCTCGTACCCCTAATATAAAAATTACAAATTCAATAAAACAACCAAAGATGATTAATTTTAATGGACTAAGTGAACCAAAAACAAAGAAATCTCATGGAATAAATAATAAATCAAATGAAGATGCAGAAAAATTTAGAATTATAAATGATTATGTTCCATTAAAGAGTATGTTATTTAAAAAGAAACCTTGAGTTTTACAAGAGAATCCATTACAAATATTATAAAAATACCTAATATAACAAGTAATATTAAATCATTATTATTTTCATCATCAGATAATGTTGAAAACTTTTCAATAATGCTTGTTAATGCGTTTTCATCTTTTTTTTCATCTTTTTTTTCATCATTATTATACATTTCAACAATTTCTTTATAATCAGATGAATCAAAAAGTTCTTGACTTTCATCATATGCTTTTAGCTGTGTTTTATGAATATCTTTTTTAGTATTATTATAATTTTCCATATCTTCCTTAATATTATTATTACCCCAAACTTCTTCGAGAGAGCAGTAATTAATATTGGGCATTCTTATATTATATACAGAAAAAAAATACAAGGTTATTTTACTAATTATTTAATATTTATTTATATATATAATGAAAACTATTTTGATAATTTTATCTTTAATTCTTGTTATGTTTTTCTTATCAGAGGACAGAAAATTAAATAAAATAATGAAAAAACAGTCAATACCTTTTATTATTATTTTATTATTATTTTATTTATTTTTTAATAAAATAGATATTAGAATTGTTGTATTTGCATTAATAATTACAATAATCTCATGTTCTAATATTTTTTCAAAAACAAATTTAATAATTGAGAATTTAAAATTAATTGGAAATCCTGATCTTAAAACAGACCAATATGAACATGACTTAGATTTGGACCATGTAGTTCAAGAAGAAGTTCAAGATGATCTTAAAAGCGAAGACTCGGGTGACATTAAAGAGGCATTTAATTATGAAGAGTTGCATGGAATGTTTAAAGAATTAGATGAAGATATAAATAATAAATAATTAATCTCATAATAGTATATATGGAATCATTAAGTATATTAAATAATAGTAAGGTTTTTAGTGGTCTTGCAATGATAATGATGAATTTGGGCGGAAGACATATAATGAGAGATGTTCCTGATTTTTTTGATGATTTATTTGAAAATTCCTTGGCAAGACGAGGAATTGTTTTTTGTATTGCATTTATTGCAACACGCGATGTTAAAATTTCTTTTTTAATTACCTTGGGATTTATAATTATTTTTTCATATTTATTAAAAGAGGATAGTAGTATGTGTATTATTCCCCAAAAAATGATTAAAAAGAAATTAGTAACTAAAACAGAATATATGAATGCACTTAATATTATTAAAAAATATCAAAATAAAAATAAGTAATATGCGTATTATTTAAGTAAATAGTTTCTATAATATATAATAGAAATGAACAATATTCAGTTAGTAAATGATCCTCGAAAGGTTACAATAATTAGTGATACGCCTGCAAATAATGATAATATTAAAATTATTGGAAATAAACAATTTTCACCAAAAATATTAGGTAGAACAGTTCCACTTGCAGGATTGGATTTATTATCAAATCCAAGAAAAAAAAGTGGAAATAGCTCAGGAAGTGATGCAGGAAGTGATGTAGATAGCCAGGATTTTTTAATTAATGGCGAAGAAGATGAAGAGGATGGTGAAGATGGTGAAGATGAAAATAACAATGATTTTCTTAATCAATCAGGAAATGATATTGCTGAATCAATTGCAAGTGATGAGTCATCAGAAGTAGAAATGCCAAAATCTTATGAAGAAATTTTGCAAGAAAAACAGGAATTATTATATGGATTAGATAGATTAGAAAAACAGGGTTATCGAATTTCAAGAAAATATACAATGGCATCAAATGTTGATGATATTAGATATGAATTTAATAAGGTTAAAAGACAGAGAGATGTTGATAAGAGTATTAAATTTTATAGGAAATCATTAATGGCTATTACTAGTGGTGTAGAATATTTAAATGATAAGTTTGACCCTCTCGATGTAAAATTAGGAGGATGGTCTGAGAGTCAAATGGAGAATATGTCAGATTATGATGAAGTTTTTGAGGAGCTGCATGATAAGTATAATGATAGTATTGAAATGGCACCAGAGTTAAAATTAATGTTAATGGTTGGTGGAAGTGCATTTATGTTTCATTTAACAAATACTTTATTCAAAAGTTCAGCACCAAGTTTAGACGAAGTCTTGAAAAGAAATCCAGATTTAATGCGAGATTTGTCACAGGCAACATTAAATACAATGGGTGATAACATGGGTGTTGCCCCCACAAATCCAATTTTAAATATGATGTCACAGGGAATTAATGCATCATCAAATGCAAGAAGTAATATTCCCGTCGGCCCAAGACCAGACCAGTCGGGAGATTCAAGAAGCATGAGAGGACCACAAGGAGTTGATGATATTTTAAGTAGTTTGCGAAGTGGTGGAAATGGAAGAAGAAATAAAAAATCCAATGATGCAATTGAAATCAATATCTAAGATATTAATCAAAAAATAAAATCAATATCTAAGATATTAATCAAAAATATTTTAATACATAAATATTAAAATATTAAATAGTTGCTCTAAGCAATTTTATATTTTTTTAAATTTTTAATAAAATAAAGACCTTGTAGGTAAGTATCAGATAAATCATCCTTTTTTTTATTACTATTAAAATATTCTAACCAATTGCGATTTTCTTCACAATCATCATCTTTACAATTATTTTCCAAAAAGTACCTCGCATGTAAAACTGCCTTCTTTTTTCGAATTGTATAAGAAGTTTTATAATTTAATTCAATAACTGGGCCATCATATACTTTTAATTTATTGCTTGCTGAAATTAGAAAAATATCTTTAATACAAGACTCTGAACATTTCTTTTCTTTGCACATTAGGTAAAACGTATATAATATCATTTGAATTGATTTCATTACTGGATTTTTCATACAGGGTTGGTTCTCAATTAATACATAATCAATATCAATTAAGTCAGGGTCTTCATGAACTTTATTAATAAGAATTGGTGCAATTTTCAAAATACTTTTTTTCTTTTTTTTAACTTCACTTTCTCTAATATCAATAACACCCCATTTTAATATTTTTTCGTCTTCCATAATACAATATGCTAAATTTATAATTCCAATATCCCATGATATAATCTTCATTTAATAATAATATTATTTCATATCTAAGTAATAATAATTTAATTAAATAAAAATTTATCAACAGTTGATTTAACACAGAATATATGATGTAAAACGATGCTTAATAAAAATAATATAAGTAGGATGAGAGAAAAATTATAATGTGTAAGCAAGTGTATAATAAATGCACCTAATATAGTCATTAGAACATCAACAATCGCGATATTACAAATTCTATATGAATGAACACCTTTCCCGACTTCGCCAAATAAGTTTTTATATTTACACAATACCATATAATATATCATTTATAAAAAAAATCAAACAATTTTTAAGTTCATATAATTCTTTAATGTATTTTTATTTTTACTTGATTTTTCTTTTCTTTTTAATTTAAGTGACCTACCTGCTTTTTTAACAAGTTCTTTATTGAGTGGGATAAATGATTCTTCATTTTTTAATGAATAGTTCATAATATTTTCTTCAATTTTTGGTATAACTGAAATCATAGGTGGATTGATAATATTAAATGTTTTATTTTCTAAAACAGATGCTTTTCTAAAATCAAGTATATTATAAAATCCTCCGAATTTTTTCAAAGACTCTCTTGGTGGTGCAAGCTTTATCTTATTTTCGTATCGTTCGATATTTAATAATTTTTTTTTCATAAGATTTAATAAAGAAAACATTTCCCATTTCCGACATGAAACAAATAATGAATTAAAAATATATGAGGCACAACAATTAAAACTACAATAATTTCCTGTAACATAAAAATTTCCATTTAAATATTTTTGAGGAAGTCCAATTGGAATATTTTTAAAAGAATGACAACACCAAAGACAATCAATTTTAACAGAAACTGGCCATGATTTTCGACTATTGCTTTCAATAAATTCGGGCATTATTAATTTTAAATTTTTTTTTATATATTTATCAGTAGATGATGTATAATCATTATGTGGGTCAGATATTTTTTCATCTGAATCTTGAATAATCATAAAATTAATATTTTTAGAAGAATCATCTGATTCTAATATATTTTTTTCAACATATTCTGAAAAATTATTATCTGGACAATAAGGTATTGGCTCATTTTCAACAATAACATCAGATGATATTAGATCTTTGTCAATTATTGGAATATGTAATATATAAGTTTTTTTATCATTTAGTTCTGGTACATCTTGTGGCTCTACCTTCTTAGGTTTTCTTCCTCTTTTTTTTACCAATTTTACCTCAGTTTTTTTCTTAGGCTTTCTTCCTCTTTTTTTGGGGGCGGGGGATTCTGGCATATACATAAAAAATATCTTAATCTCTTTAAGCGTATTACACTTTTGAATATATTATATTATATTTATATATAGAAGTGATGAATTCTTCAACAAAGAAAGGGTTACTCAATGCTACTCGTGTACCAAATAATACAGAAAGAAATAAGATTAAGGACGAGAAAACCAATTTATATAAAAATATGAATACATTTGTAGGTTTGATTAAACCCCCTATCAAGTCAGATAATACAGGGGGGGATATTTTTAATGAATGGTTGTCTTTTGACAATAATAAACCTGTTTTTTTAAATAAATATAATAAAAATAGATTATCTTTTTTAAAAGTATGTTCAAAATTGGTTGAAGATAACGTTCATTTTTTAAAAGAAAATAATTCTCTTTCTAATTTATCAAATAAAATGATAAAGATTAAAAAGTTAATATCATCCTTACATGATTTTATTGTTGAACATGAAATGTTTAGAGAAACATTAAGAAATAAAATAAAAGTACAAAATCTCCATTATTGGGATGATTATTATAAAAATAATAATTCAACAAATGTTGAAACTATTTTATTCGAAATGTGTAAAAAAGCATTAAATGGTACTTTCCAATACAAATTAAAGGCTTGTTTTACATTGATTATATCATTATCTCTTGCACACGAATTTAATGAATTTAATATGAATAAAAATGATAAAAAATGATTATTTAAAGTATAAATTATATATCTTAAATAGTAAAATGGCATTTTTAAATTTAATAATAGGGCCGATGTTTGCAGGTAAGAGTACTGAACTTATTCGGATTTCAAACAATTACAAAGTAATTAACAAGGTAATACTACCAATTAATCATCCAATCAATAAACGTTATGGAAGCAAACAAATCACCACGCATAATGATAATATATTGGATGAATGTATTATTGTTGACAAATTAATAGATGTAGAACAAAAATATGCAAATGCTTTTAAAGAAGCGGATGTTATTTTAATTGAAGAGTTGCAGTTTTTTAAAGATGCTTATGAGATAATTATTAAATGGGTTGAAGAAGATAATAAAACGGTTATTGCAGCTGGACTTGATGGTGATGCTAATAGAAAACCTTTTGGTGATGTATTAAAATTAATACCATATGCAAACACAGTTAAAAAACTGTCGGCATTGTGTAAAAGATGTGGTGACGGAACACCTGCTCATTTTTCAAAGAAAATTAAAAAAAATGATAAGCAAGTAGAAGTTGGTACATCAGATATTTATGAAGCAGTGTGTAGGAAACATTATCTACAATAAGTTAAAAATTATAATCTATTTATTCATTCCTTTTTCTCTTCACACTTCTTTGCAGAAGCGGGTGATTCAAATAATGAACGCGCATCAATTAGTCGTATCTCTTGTGGAGACAATTTCTCAACAGGAACTTCTCCCATAACATTGATTGCATCTATTAGTCGCGTATCTAAATTGAACGACTTTGTTCGCTTATCGACAACCCCTCTAATGAACATCTCGCCATTTGGAGCAAGGAACTTGAATGATTCCAAGTTTTGTCCCGCAAGTCTCACAACACTTATCCCAGTATCATCTGCTTTTGCATCAGATGTGGGGATCAATTTGAAACATGCGCTTGATCGTGTGTTCCACACTGCCATCTTCATGCCTTTCATCCACGGAAATTTTCCACATTGTTGTTGTAGAAATGTTTTGTCTGTGAATATATCACCATTCCACTCGCAGTCTGTCATAATGAACATGTTAGCTTGACCAAGCATCGACTCGATTATATTCTCATCAATATGCAATTTACGAAGAAGTTCTGTCCTTTCATTGCGACGTTCGTTAATATATCCAAGAACAAGGGTAAAGTTCGTGGTAAAGCCCATATTCATCTTGTTATTTTCCTCCACAACCATCTTAACAAACGAAAGAAAGTCAAACACATGTTCTAACCCATTTCTGAGTGCACTAATGTGGTTAACAAATTCTTTACCAAGGTCAATTGGTTGGAGGTACTCTGCAAAGATGATGATTATTGGACCAAGCATCGTCTTTGGACCAATTTTGCCACGTGCTTCCCATGCATCAATCTCTGTCCACGTTTTCAATGCAGCAAAAATGATGGATGCAGCTGTTGCAAAGAAGATTGCATCTTCATCGTTCATTGAACCACTTCTGTCCAATATGATGCTACCCAATAGGGAAACAAGTTTGGGATCATCGTTAACAATCTTCACAAGATTCAAAAGCCACTTAGTAGCTTGGGCATTCCTTGTTGCTGCATCCGCTTTTGGATACATAAACAATTTATTTCGACGATGTGTACAATCAAGACCAGAACCCATTACCAAACTAGCAACGGTTGTTCCAGCGGTCTTGACCATATCGGACTTTCCTTCTGCAACCTTTTTAAAGTAAGACTCAACAACTGCTTGATGGTATCGGTAAATCCAGCCTTCTTCAATCTTTTGATCACGAGATCTCTTTGACGAACGGTAACCATGACTTTGGTCGTAGGCTGTTGTTTTACCATCA